CACAAAGAGAATTAAGCATTACACCAGGGACGTGCTGGATTTTCGCGGTCTGAATCTGACTCCCACGGCACAAGACGGAGAACTGACGATGACTCGCGGAATTACGACGAAAAAATACCCGTACATTTCGCAGGTCCCCGACATCACCGAAACGTACACCTGGGAAGAAGAGGGCGCGGTGAAAACGTATGAGGATCCGATCTCACTGTTCGAATGGGATGGGTATCTCTATGTTGTGCAGAGCGACGGGAAAGTCTACCGAAACGGTGGATTGATCGGGACAATGGATACTCCCGCCTCAGGGCAGCACATGGCCGTTGTAAACACAAAGTTGTGCATCTTTCCGGACAAATACTATGTAGACCTGACAGATAATACGCTTCATTCGCTGATTAAAAACACGTGGACCGGAAGCCTTACCGTCACCATTGATACAGATTACGCGACTCTTGCAGGCACTGGTATTGAGAACGGATTCGAGGAAAACGACGTAATCGATATTGCCCAGGATGACCTGAAGATCAAGAGACTTACGGTCAAAACAGTTGGGACAGACGAGATCGTAGTCTCTTTAGATGATAACCTTGCCTATTTGGATTTAACGTCGTCTGTGAAGGTTATGACCTCTGTGCCTGACCTGACATTCATCTGCTTGTCTAACAACAGGCTTTGGGGCGTGGATGAAGACAATAACACCATCTATGCAAGTGCACTTGGCGATCCTACGGAATGGTTTGATTACAGCGGAGATTCCGGATCGTACACGGTTGTTGTCGGGTCTCCCGGCATGTTTACGGGCATCTGCGAATACGGCGGCGCCGTATGTGCATGGAAGGAAAATATCCTGCACAAGATCCTTGGCCAGTATCCCTCTGAGTATTACATGATAACTTCGGCTATCTACGGTGTGAAGGGAGGATGCCACCGAAGTCTGATCGCCATCAATGGGTTGCTTTATTACATGAGCCCGTATGGAATGTGCGTTTATGGGGGCAACAGACCAAGCCTAATTTCAAGCTCATTAGGTGAGACATCATTAGCAGACGTTTGTTGTGGAACTGATGGCCGGTTCCTTTACCTTGCCTGTCAGGTGCCTGCTGCAGGAACCGATGAGGGCCCTACGCCGTGGCCGATTGGGAGCCACCTCTTTGCCTATGACATCGACAGATCGATGTGGGTCAGTGAGGCAGAAGACAAATGGTATACGGCCATCGTTTACCTGTACGGAACTATTTATTTCCTGTACTGGGGAGATGCGCATGAAGAGGGAACAAACGCAGTCTTATTCCACGCTCCATCTGTCGCCGCCAGTCATGAGTGGGTTGCGGAATTGGCTGAGGTTACGGAAAACACCTTTGCCAGAAAGGGCTATGTAAAGCTCAATGTTCGGCTGGATATGGAACCATCAAGCTCGATAAAAATCTACGCGAAGGAAGACCGTAGGGCATACAGGAAGATTTGGGAACGTGCGAACACAGCATCAAATGATTACAACCCGGTGACCATGACGGTTCCCATCCGCCTTGGCCGGTGCGACCGCTGGCAGATGAAATTTGAGGGGACAGGAAACGTTACGATTCGAGGCATTGAACGCGAACACGTTTTAGGGAGTGAGAAATGAGCACAAACTGGTCAAAAGTATTAGACAAAGATCCTCCGCTGCCCGGCAGCAGTGATCCGGAGAAGAGCATCCTGGATTATCTGTCTTACCTCAAAGAGCAGCTCAACTTCTTCCTGAGCAACTACCGAAAGAGGCTTGATGAGGCAGTTGGAGTAACGATCAAGGATGGAAAGATCATCGCGTCCTACAAAGGGGATGTTGAGATCTACCGGTCCACATATGACGCAGATCCGGACCCGACAACGAACCCCGACCTTCTGGAGCTTAGAAGCATTATTCGTGCGGAGACAACACCGACGGCTGCGCAATTAAAGAAATACGATTTGAACGGAGACGGCGTGCTCCGGATGAGTGACCTGGTTAAACTGCGGAACCTCATCCTTGCCGGCAGCAATAAGGTCAATTGGCGGTCTGTAACGATTGATCCGACAGATGAAACTGCAATCACCATCCAGTCCGGTGAATATGAAAATGTGCCGAAGTTCACGACTGTTATCAAGGCAGACCGAGTCACAGTGACGTATGACTCATTAGATGATGACGGGAACCCTGTTACAAAGACAACGACCATCTCCGGAGACATTACCACGACAGGCGAGATCTTCCAATGGAACGGCGGAAAACTGCACCAGTACGATAAGAATGGGAAAAGACGCACTTACCTTGAGTATGGCGACTTTTACCTATACGACAGTTCTGAGACGCAGAAATTCCACGTTGACAGCAACGGCCGCGTCTATCCTCTCGGATCGTCAAATTACATTAATGACTTTGTAATCTCTGAAGGGTCAACATCGGGCTGGAGCTGGCGGAAATGGAATAGCGGAATCTGGGAGGGTTGGAAGACGGTATCGATTACGCTTGCCACTTCTGCATGGTCTGCGTGGGGCGGCATTTTCCAATCAACGAAAGTCGCAAGACAGAGCCTACCGGTGACACTTACTGCAGGGCATTACGAGTATGTCACATCTCACTCCACCGAGGACTGGTCTTCATGGGCGATAGTTGTTGACGCTCCGACCACATCGCAATCGGGCAGTTACATGTTCTGCCGAGGCGCAAAGCCGTCAGACTCAGCAACATTTACACTGGACTACTACGTGAAAGGGACTGTGGCATGAATTACGAAATTAGAGGAGGAGATATAAATGAATGACTGGGCACCGATCATCGTTGCGATCATTGCAGCTGTCGGATCCGTTTTAGGCGTGGTCCTGACCAACAGCAAGAGCAATCGTGACTTTGACGCCAAGATCGATAAAACGCAGGCGGTCTTTGAAGCGCACGTGACGGAACAGATAGATAGCGTTAAGGCTGACGTGCGGAGGCTGGAATCGGAACAACGCAAACACAATGAAGTGATCGAGAGAACATACGCGCTTGAGAAGTCGATGGAGCTGCAGGGCGCGGAGCTGAAGCGGCATTCAGAGAGGATCAAGATCCTGGAAGGAGGGAGAAATGGCGTTTAATAGTTTGGCGAGGAACAACAGCTATTACGCATTAGACGGGAGTGGAAGCTCATCGTCATCGAAGAAAAAGAAAGAAGAGGAGACTGTCGTTGCTCCCCCTGTGTATGCGCCTGCTAACGTCAAGGCGCCAACTGCACCTACGTATTTGACAAACACAGTAGCAAAGCCGACATACACTTCCCCGACAACCGGTGCGACATACAGCTATAGCAAGGCTGCGCCTACCTGGCAGTGGGACGATTCAGTAAGACCGGGGGACTGGTCTTGGGATGAGGAGAAGCCGACCTACACGAACGAGTATCAGGACCAGATCAATCAGATGGTCAACGATATCCTGAATAGGCCGTCGTTTTCCTACGACTATAACCAGGACCCGCTTTATCAGCAGTATGCCGAAGCCTACACCAGGAACGGCCGGCAGGCGATGAACGATACGTACGCCCAGATGGCCGCGAGAACCGGAGGGCTTGCTTCCTCATACGCGGGGACAGCCTCACAGCAGGCGTACAACAACTACATGAACGCCCTGAACGATAAGATCCCGGAACTGCAGCAGATTGCTTATTCCATGTACATGGATGAAGGCAATACCATGCGGAACAACCTTGGCATGATCCAGGGCCTTGAGAACACTGCGTACGGCCGGTACTTGGATAATCTTGGACAGTGGAACACTGATCGTAATTTCTCCTACGGACAGTATCAGGATGCATGGGATCGTTACTACAACGACCGGAACTTCTCCTACGGCCAGTATTCGGATGATTGGGACCGCTGGAACACAAACAGAAACTGGGATTACAACCTGTGGCAGGACAACCTTAGCAGGCAGGAGGCCGCTGCAAGGGCTGCTTATAATAACCAGCTTGCGGCATACAACGCGGAGCAAAACAGAGTCAACGCTGCCAATGCTCAGTTGAAAGCGAACTATGATGCGCAAGTGGCTGCGTACAACGCGGTCAAGAACCAGCCCACAGCCTACACAAGCACCAGGCAGCTTACTGGAGGCAATGCATCAAATCCTCAGACCGTTGCACCGAACGCTTCCTCTGCGGCAGCAAGAACCGTACAGAGCACGGGCGTAGGAAAGGTCATGTCGTTCGGCGGTAAAAACTGGGATCTCTCAAACCCGACGGAACTGAGAAACCTCATCCAGATGATCAACACAATGCCGTTAAGCGAAAGCAAAAAGAAAAGCGTAATGAATGACATCAATAGCTACCTGAAGTAGGAGGCACAATGAGCAAACTTTCGATGGTTAATGGGCGTATCGTTATTGAGGATGATACGCCTAAAAGCAGCAATCAAAATGGCGCGGCTAATTTCGATAAACTCAGACAGACATATCAGCCAACTGCTCAGGAGAACATGAGAACTGCCCGTCCTAATAACACGATGCAGTCAACATCCGGAACGCAGTCTGGCAGCCCTCGCCTTTCAATGGTGAACGGGAAGATCGTACTGAACGATGAAACTCCTACGCGCTCAACCAACTGGATGGACCAGGCTGTTGAGCTTGTCAAGACAAGGGCGGCACAGAGAGCAAGCCAGCCAAATAGCGGGACTATTGATGATGCCCGTCGGCAGCAGTGGGCGATTGACAATGCCAATCTGATTGATCAGGCGTCCAGCAAGTACGAAGGACCGACGCGGATTGAGCGGAGAACGAGCACCGGCCTTGAAGCGGACGAAGATACCGGAAGAAACGTTTATGATAATGATTTCCTCCCAACAGAGACTACGTATGAAGGTCTGAGAACAGTCCGGAATGAGAACTACAATCCGCTTCCTCGTGAAGAACGTGACGCACTCATTGACGAATGGGGAAAAGCTCTGAGCGGTAATGTCACTGCCGATGAATATCAGAGACTTCTTTACAATGTCACAAAGAATGGCGGCATAGAGCAGCTTATTGCTGAACAGAACGCTGATGCCGCGAATGACCGCGATTATGGTCGTAAGCTTAGAGGTGTAGATCTTAATTCTATGTCTGCATGGGACAGGATCACCGGTACTATCGGAAACACTGTCTCTGGGGCGGGAAAGCAGATCGCCTCTTCCGGAGTAGGCCTTGTGGCGTCTGGGCTTAACCGCGCTGCAAATGCGGCAACACAGGATGACTCACTTACGTCATATAAATCGGCATTAGAGCAAGCGGCACGTGCCTGGTATAACGGGCTGGTCAATGGGGCTGATGAACCGGAAACGGAAGAATCGATCCGGCAGCTTGCCTCTTATGTTGGCGGTGATGATTATGCAGAAGCAGTTGTTCGCCGCGTGAGAGAGCGGGCGGCTACCGCGGATTCTGATGCGCTGACTGTTGGGCTGTTGGATGATATCCAGCCTGATGAGAACAAGATTTGGGAGAACTCGCAAAGGATTATTTCCGATGCGGGTATTTACGATACCATCAACAGCCTGAACGAAGGCGCTGCACGAGATATTCAGTACGCTAAAGATATCAACCTGATTCAGGGGCAGTTTGGCGACAACCTTGTAGAAGCAGGAGTAAGCACCATTCAGAACATTGCTGACGCTGCCTTAGCTGTGCCTATCACGATGGCTGCAGGCCCTGGCGCCTTAGCTATGCTTCCTTTTGCCTTCCGGGCTTATGGCGGATCTTATGCTGAACAGATGCAGGACGCCACGCAGTATGGGCAGCTTGTAGGACAGGACGCAGCAAGAAGGGCGACACAAAATGCCGGATTATCCTCTGCAATTGAAGTCGGCACTGAAATGATGTGGGGCATGGTCGGTGCGATGAGCAAGGTCACCGGTGGTGGTGCACTTGATGAAGTCGCACAGAACAAATTGTCTGAAGCTATTTCCGGATGGGCAAGAACTGAAGCTGGTAGAAAGACGCTGCAGTTTGTTGGCGAAAAAGCACTTGGCGGCGTGACAGAAGGCCTTGAAGAAGTTGTTGGCGCAGCGGCCGAACAGATTCTGAAGAATGTCGGTGTTATGTCCGGCGATCCTATGGAGTGGGATGAGCTGAAGCGCGAAATGGCTCATAGCTTCATCACCGGAGCGTTAGGTGGGTTAATGGGTGAGATAACAGGCTTGGTATCTACACCTATGCAGTGGGACCGTGTTGGCAACCAGGTTCGTAGTGGTATGGCGGACGTCACGGTTGACGAGCTCGTAGACCTTGCCAATGCTGAAGGAATGGAGAACACATCCCTTGCCCATACATACGCTGATCTTTTCAAAGGTGTTCCGCGAAGTATTGACAGCTTTTCTGACCGAGAGATCGGGAGACTGTATGAAAGCTATCAAGCAACAATGGAGCGTCAGATTGAAGCAGCAGAGCGCATTGACAGCACGAAGGCCAAATTAGAATCCGGCGAAGAGCTGAGCAGAGCTGACGTGAATCGCCTGACGAATAATCCAGCTGCAGTCAGAATCCTTACTGATACAGGCGCGATAAACGAGGAGGCGCTAAGCGGCAATATCACAGAGCGGACTCAGGCGGTTGAGATGGCCCTGA